GTTACCTAATCCTTTTTGCATGAAATCAAGAGGCGTGGATTCATATTCCGGCTCTTCTTTACCCGGCTTGAAATCGTGATTTACGAGTTTGTATTGATGATTGTAATTATTAAAAAAGCCAAATTGTTCGGCCTGCGCATGCTTGTGTTCAGCAGTATTAACGATATAGTTTTGTGCTTCTTCTGCTTGTTCGGCGGTAATAAGGTCTAATTTAACCGCGCGCTGAAAATCCGGTAACGCTCCTTCTTTAGTGTGACTGCGTATGTTTTCTGCCTCTTCTATACTGAGAGCCTCCTCAACCATATCATCGTAAGTCTCCGCATCAAACCCACCAAACTGCTGTTTCCAAGTAGCGTGGCTATCTTTGGGGTTCTCAATAAAATTCTTTCGTTTATTGGACATTGCATTCGGACTCATTGTTCGCGACCATATTCCGTCATCATTAGATAATTTTCCATAGTCCGGGTCTTTGAATCCCTTTGATGCTTCACGACTTGGTTTCCCTTCAACTGTTCCTGTATTAGAACTGCCAACATTCCCCGAATAAACTTGATGGAGCGCTTGAGAGAAGAGTTTCATATTACGAGATACAAAGCCGCGCGCATCTAACAGCCCATCAAATGCTCCATTCAACTTACTATCATCAAAGGCTTTGCCGGTGAGGTAATCACCTTCTTCGTTCTTCTGCGCGCCTCCCCCATCCATCATCCATTCTATCACTGTCAATTGGTCTTCGTAATCAAGCATGGTGATACCAAGAGCAGGGGCAAGTATTCCCATCTCGCGATGACGATTAGCCTTGAGCATTGTATCAAGAACCTCTTGTGTTTTGGGGGTGCGAATCACCCCTCCTGTGTCCTTATCATACAACTCACTCTCAAACAATTGTTTGGATGGGATGCCTCTTAACTCGTATAATTTATGATGCATGAACGCTTCTTCGTCGGGAGGTTGTTTTTGAGGAAAATGAGTCTTGTAGTTCTCGCAGTATCTCTTGTAAGAGGCTATTCTCAACTTCTCATGGGTTACACCATCACCACTCCACTTACCAAGCATGTTATTGCTTGTCATCGCGGAGGGCATTTCTTTTTCCGCCTCTATCATCTTATCGTCCAACTCGCCTTTATCGCGATGATATGTTTTTTGAATAAGATTAAACAGTAAAGGATTGTGAACATGGAGATTAGGATGCGCGCCTGCCCGATGAGTCAAACCGAGTTTTTCAAGGTGGTGCTTACTGTGAGGTTGGAATCCGCCCGGCGTGATATTGCTTCTGTTCTCACTACTACCTCTCCATCGGTAAAGTCTCTCAATATGTTTTCTCTTCGTTTCGGGTGTTAAATTTTCATCGTCTAAATCTTCACGACTAACCACTTCTTTCATCTTACGAGGGTGTCTTTTACCAAAGCCTTTCTGCGACCCCGCACTATGCTCTCTATACATTTGATTAACTGCGCGCCTACTTACAGTTCTTTTCTTAGGCTCTCCACCATCATCGTCATATTCTTTTGTAGCGGTCCTTTCAATTTCAGCCGCTTTTAACAAATACTCTTGGACTTCATTGATATGAGAAGGAAGCCTGTAACCGTGATTCTCTAAGTTGTTTGCGCTGAACATCACATCTGCCGCTTCGTCTAAAGCGTTAGTCTTTAGAATGTAGCGCGCTTGAATGTAATCATTCATTACGCGTGTATGATAGCGGATTGGATTGTCTTTTGACACACAACCACCACCTCAATAATAATCCGTAATGTTGTATGCGCTTTCGGGGTTCTTGTCCGACTTGTCTCCCGCACTGTTCTCATGCGCGGGTAGTGCATTGTCGTGAGGATTGTTACTCATGAATGTGACCTCTTCTTTCTTAGGGTCGGTGCGCTTGACATCTTCAACTTCAATGTTCTGTTGATTGGTATGGTAATAGCCCGGTTGAACTTTCTCAACACCGCGAACGCTTTCAAAAGCGTCAGCATTCTTAGAGCCAAACTTACCTTCAACTTTCTTAGCCTCTTTGAGAAGAGCCTCTAAATCCGGTGCGATTTCTCCTGCTTCAACTTTCATAGGCTTCATTGGTCCACTCTCCTACCTTCTGTTTCTGCGGCTGTGTTAGCCATTTGGTGAATAGATTCCCATGATAGACTATGCCAATCTTCGTTTGTGTCCGGCATTGCTGTCCCCATTGCGTCGCTTCTTGATTGATTTGCGGCTTTGGAAATTACTTCTTCTCGGTCGCCGCGTAGTGGGTCGCCCCACACATCTTCACTTGCAGGAGTGACTGCTCTCACAAAGCCCGACTTACGAAGCATGGTATGAGGGTTAGATACTTGCTTGCGCAACATTCCTAATTCGGTGTCCATGCTCTCCATCTTACCGATGAGTGCTTTCATTAACGCCATAGCGTCTGCCTCTTGGGACAAGGTTTCACACCTGCCCTTGCTTCTTAAAAACGCCACCGATTCTATCCGGCCCAATGTAACCCATTGGACGCTGTTCTCCTTTAGCGATGACATTCTCAACGCTATTGAATTGGTGGACAGGTGCGCCACCGGCAAATCTATCATTCACTCCCATGATTTTAACATCAGTTTGAGATTTGTAAATTGCTGTCACATCATCTGCGAGGTAATCGCTTGTTGTTTGTATGCTTCGCAAAAATTGTTCTGCTGATACAAGGTCGTTGTTAGACAGTGCAACTTTGAATTCTGCCACAGCAGTCTCCAACTTGCGCACCATTGGGTCCATCTTGTTCAAAGAGTCGCTCATGGATTAGGCCATAACAGCCCAACCTTTGAAGGTATCGCCTCAAAAGCCGCTTTCTTTGTTCTTACTTGTAGGGTCTTTCGCGGCTTCAACAGCGTCAAGTGCTTGTTCCGTAACAGTCTTTTCAGCACCGCGTTGATTCTTTTTTGTAGTAGGTGCGCCTTGCATATGAGTCTCGGATGAGATAGGCGCGGGACCGTTATCACGCTGACCTGTTCCTTCTCCGAGTCCTACCATTCCGCCCTTCTCCATTGTCATTATTTGCTGTCCGCCGGGTTGTTGCTGTCCGCCTTGAGGAGGCATTCCTCCACCTTGAGGCATAGGTGGAGGCATTCCTCCACCTTGAGGCATAGGAGGAGGCATACCGCCGCCACCCATAGGAGGAGGCATACCGCCACCGCCACCCGGAGGAGGAGGCATTCCGCCGCCAGCAGGAGGTTGCTGTTGAGGTTGAGGGTCGGGTTTCTTGTAAGTGAAACGAATATCTTTACCCGCGTCTTCTGTAAGTTCTGCTTCAAACCCAAGTTGCATCATGCGTTGAGCGATATTAACTTCTTGCTCGTCGCGCTTAAGGCGTGTGACTTCATCTTCTTCTTCGTTAGGATATAGGGTCAATTCCCATTCATCAACACCCATCTCTTTTAGCATACGCGGGAATAGATTTTTTGCATATATTTTCTGTCCAAACTCAACGGCGCGATTGGTGACAAGTATCTGCATACCTTCATTATTCAAACCGCCGGATTTGCCTGCGTCCATCATAAAGACGCTTGACACACCATAGAAAGCGGCGATACGCATACGAACCTCGTCACGGATTTGTGCATATTGCATCTCGTCAAGAGTGTCCATGAAGCGAACGAACTCAACTTTACCGCGCCCCGAAGCAGACTCAATGCCTATCTTCGGAATGTAGTGAGGGTCGCGTTCCATCTTCTCTTCTGCACCCTTCCAAAACGATGCGGTTGACTGAATGTTATCTGTTGTGATAGCGAGAACACCACGAGGTATTCTGCGCTTTTGATATGCAAGATAGATATAATTATCCATCGCTGTAAGGGTTTGAGCCTGTCGCCACATGGTAGCCACAGGGCTACGACCATACAGTTTTGATGGGTTGTATTTACTTGTGTGTAAAATCTCACCGTCAATATAGTATTGGGTTTTACCCGAACCGGCAGTATTGATGTAATGAACATCTTGTAGTGGTAATTGACACACATCACACTCATGGTAATCTCCGTTATGCGGGTATGTCTTATCACGGTGGACAGGACATAACAAGTAGCGACCTCCGCGTGAACCTCGCTTGTCAGCAACGATTCGCATAAAAGTAGGGTCGCCCCGCATAATCTCCTTGATTCGGAAGAAGGCTATCTCGCCACTATCGGGGTCAATGAAGTATTCTTTGATGAGGATGAGGAAACAGTCATCAACAATATCCAAATCCCATTCAAGTTCTCGCATAACATCCATAAATGATTGGTCCATGCTATTTCTTTGGTCTAATAACCAACGCGGGTATAGAACTTGGTCAACATCGGGAGATTCAAAGTGCTTCATTCCGCACATCCTACAACTTTCAACTGTATCATGTTGATATTCTTCTTGACAATTAGTGCATTTCTTATGAAACTTCTTTTGCCAATAATGACCGCGGCGGAATACTTCTTGGCATAATGTGTTGATGGTGGTTCTCAACACTACCGATTCTTGAACAGTTGCATAAAGAGCAGGGATGCTCACACCTTGAGCAAGAACAGGCTCTTGAATACCACTTTTCCATAGCGGCATAATAGGTTCGGGAGTAGTTCTTCGTCGGAACGGTTTTGAAAGTGACGATAGAAACCTACCTACCAACCCACTGTTGTCGTTTTCAGCCATCAAATCAACCTCTCTATACGGTGAACATCATCCACGAGGCGGATGACTTCGTTATCCCGTTGACCCCATGCAAGCACATCAGCCTCTTCAACCTTCCACTCACGAAGTAACTTCTCACGCTCATGTGGAACATCCTTCCAATTTTCCCATTTTACGACACGGTATAGTTCATCTCTTCGGGATTTGATAAGGTCGCTTTTACGGCCTCTCATGTCAAGTAACTGCAATACTGCGCTCGCTTGGTTCTTTTTCATTTGAAGGTGAGGGCCTATTCCTTTGAGTAATTTACGCAGGTCATCCGCGCCATAAAATTGAAGTCTGTGCTGTGAGCGTGTGCTTGTCTTGTGAACCTTCAAATCTGTTTGAAGAACCCCGCAACCCAACGCTTTGTATAGATTCTCGCAATGAATCTTGCCACGATTCCCTGTGGCGACGAATCCTGCTCGCGGCTCTAATCTTTTTGTGATTGTGATGTAGCCGTCAGCATCAAGGAACCCTGCGGCGTATGCCCAAATGTCTTTCACGATTACAAAATCGTCGCGTATCAAACCATAGTTTGTTCCGATTCTCTCTATATCAAACTCAACCCCATGTATCTTTAGTAAGGATGCCATCTTACGAATACTAAGATGTTTAGGAGAGCCAATTGAATTGTATATTTCATTTGATGAAAGTGGACCGCGTTCTTCTAACACTTCGGTTGTGCGCGTAAGCCATATTGCTTCTTGTTTCTTGATGTTGTCAATTGAGTGTAGCGTTTGTCTCCATTGCTTCTTTGAATCCTTTCTCATTTGATTCGCGCTTAGCCAAATCTCTAATTGGTTTTTATCAAAATTACCCTCAACTTGAGCCAATTTTGAGATGACATCGTTCGCTTTCTCCCATGATGAGCAAGCGCGTCGCAATGCAAACTCACGAGATACGCCATGCTTCCTCAACGCTTGTAAGTCTCTATCCGATACACCAAGCCCCTTTATTGACGACATGTGTTCAGCCGACCACGATAGCGATTTGAGTGTGGTGTCAACCTCTTCACGCTTGGCTATGCGGATAGCGTCAATAGCAAGGTCAATATCTTCACGCATATCTTTACGCTCGCGCCGAGCCATACGAAGGTCTTTCACCATAGTCTCCGCGTCCCTACCAAACATTGATTCAAACCAACCGTTGTTAGGCATAGAGCGTCGTAGTTCTTGAGTGACTACCTGCTTGATGTCGTCTTTCTCTTTCTTCTCTTCAATATCATTAGGTTTTGATGGGTCTGCTGAACCGGCTAATTCACCACCTCCTTGAGGCGTAACTGATACACCGTCGCCCATTTGCGCGCCTTGAATAGAACCTGCATTCTTCAATAGAGTGCTGAGTATCTCTTCAATAGTATCGTCTTTTAGTATTGAGCCTTCCCACATTAGTCAATCAACCCCAACATTAAATCATCAAGGTCAACCACGCGTTCACGGAACTCAGTAGTTCCCCAATGTGCCAACGCGAGAGCGATAGCAAAGTCATCGTGCCGCCCGATGCTGTCCAACTTGCCCTTCTTTGACATGCCGAACATAAGTAGTTCCCGTTCTAACTCGCTCATAAGTGTTCTTGAATTCTCATCACCCCACGGTAATCGCAACTGTTCTTTCTCAAACCGCATAACCAATCCCATTAGAAGCGATTCTCGTCGCTGACGAGTTGATATGAAGGTCTTAATCGGAAGGTCTGTGTCCGCGCGTAGTTCAGTAGCGAACACTCGTTGAAAGTTATTAGCCTCAAGTTCAATCACATCGGGTGCGAACTTAGCGTTGAGTTTTTGAATCTCCATAATCTGTGTTCGGAAATCCATATTCTTTCTGCGAACTACATGAACCAACTCAAGTAGTTCGGGATTGGTTGATGGGCGACGAAGGACAACCATGACGGTGTAGTCAGCAGACCTGTCGGACGAAATAGCAGGGTCCCAACCGACGAAGTATTGGTCGTCGGGGTCGCCTTCGGCGCGATTTATGATTCTCAAGTCGCTATCCTTAGCGGCTTGAAGCACTATTGATGGGAACAGACTGCTCATATCATCCATAGGTTCACACAAGTATTCACGAGCGAACGCGATAGCAGGCATGTCGTTTCTGCGCGCATCAAGCGATTCTAAATCCCAACGCTCCGGCCAAAGCGCTACACCTTTAGCGTTGATAGCAGGGTAAGTCTCAACGAGATAACCTTCGCGCGCTTCTAATTCTGTGTAAAGGTCAGTCGGTGTGAACGGTGTTCCGACAATCATCAGTTTTGATGTGTGGTGGAGTGTAGGGACAAGAACTTCGTAAAACCAACTTGCGACTCTTTGTAATTCTGTATCGGTTGTCCCCCACAGAATATCGTCACATAGTATAAGGTCGGGGTGAATACCACGAATAGCACCACCCACTGACTTTGCGCTAATGTTTGAACCGTTATCAAATCCGAAGAATGTCTTAGACCATGAATCGGCTTTCTTCATACGCGCCATAAAGGGTATTCCGTCTATGAGGTCATTGAGTGTGCGCATGTGGTGGATAGATTGGTGCAGACTGTGGCTGATAAGAACCGCTTTACATTTTGGATTGAACGCTACTTTCCATAAAAGATAACATAAGAACAGGGTTGATTTGCCGTGGTCCCGCGCCGCCTTTACACAGTATCGTCGTTGCGATTCAAGATTGCTAAACCACTCTTCATGATGATGAGATAATTGAAAGCCAAGAATATCTTCAAAGAAGAACTTAAAATCGCGCTTTGCGACTTCGTAGTCAATTTCTTCAACGGTATTAAGGCTCAAGCCCTCCATCGGCTAATCACCCTCACCTGTATTTCAGTATAGTGAGAGCATCCCAAGCGGTGTTCATCGCGTCTTCACTGAAATTCGCCAAGAAAGGTTTTTCTTCATCCTCTTCTTCCTCGTCATCTGTGTCAGTGCGTCTATTGAAATCTTCTTGTTGAGGGTCTATCTCATCAGCAGGTCCTTCTTGTTCTTCAACAGCCGGACCTTCTTGAGCCGGACCTTCTTGTTCTTCAACAGCAGGTCCTTCATCAGCAGTTCTGTCTTGTCGCTCTTCTTGTGCTTGTTTCCATCCGCGTCGCCCCATGTGTTGTTCCATTTGGTCATCGTGGTGTGCCATAGTTCTGCCCCCTGCTATTCCTTGTATTTTCGCGCGCATTCTCTTTCGTTGCTCGGCAGGGTTATCACCCCATGCTTCTGTATCTTCGGGGTCAAAGTTCAATGAACGCTGTGCATCAATACGCTTTTTACTTCTTCCAACTTTACTTGGTTTGCCTTCAAACGCGTAATTATCGTAATTAGATTCGGGTGTTTTGTCTTCTTGAGCCGCTTCAACAGCCTCCGGTTTAGCACCTTCTTCAACTGCATCAGCAGGTGAAGGTAGTGGTGTAACCGCAGGGACTTCCGGTTCTTCAACAGCAGGACCTTCTTGAGCATCAGCCTCCGGTGCTTCGGGTAATAATGACTCATCAGCAGGGCCTTCTTGCTCTTCTGTTGAATCTTCTTCTGTTGAATCTTCTTCTGTTGAATCTTGTTCTTGTTCTGTTGCCGCAGGTGCGGGTGCTTCTTCTCCACCACGCTGTCCGATTTGCTTGACTCTTTCACGGAAACTCATCTTAGAGTTCCCATCATTGAGTTTATCCGCAATACCTCGTTGATTTTCTTCCATACTCGCCAACTCTTGTTGCTGTTCTTCATCTCCGCCTGCATGCATAGTATTCTTAAATCGGCGAATATCATCTTGTGATTGACGCTGTTGACCTTCGTTAGAAATGCGACCGCGTTTTGCATGGCGGTTCTCCGCCCATGCTTGACCGCCGTGTTTACCCATCTCTTTCAATCCGCGTCCTGCTTCGCCCATTCTGCCTAACATGCCGGGTTTTGCTTCGCCGTCTGCGTCGCGCCCCATTCTGTCTCTCATGAAATCTCTCGCTCCGCCGAGTGCTTTCACACCAGCGTCTCTTGCTTTGCCTGCGCCTGCCATAGCACCACGGCCTGCGGCCATAGCGCCTTTACCTGCTAATCCTGCGCCTGCCATTCCTGCGCCTGCCGCCATTCCTGCGCCTGCTAAAGCGCCTTTACCTGCCGCCATAGCGCCACGACCTGCTATATCTGCACCTGCCGCTATTCCGCGACCTGCCGCTTTTGCACCTGCACCTGCGTATTCACCTGCGGTGACAGGTTTCCCGGCATTTGCGCGGTCTTGTAAGTTTTGAGTTTTACGGTCATTAACAATTTGTCTGCGATTTGCTTTTCCTTCACGGTCCATATCGCGACCACTTGTAGCGCGGTATTTTTGAGAATTGTCCATAATAGCACCGCGACCCATATTACCACCGAATGAAGTTGCTCCGCCTGTTGCCGCGAGGTTTTGAGTTGGTTGTTGTTGAAATTGCTGTTGCTGAGGTTGCTGTTGCTGTTGTTGCTGTTGTTGCTCTTGAAATTGCTGTTGCTGAGGTTCCATTTCTTTAAGAATGATGTCGGGATGAGTGCCATTAACATTTGACATTGCCTTTAGAATAGGCGCGTAGCCTGTGTCTGCATCATTGAATAGAACATAGTTTGCTTCTTGCAAAGTATGACCTTTCTTGAACATATAATCCATTGTTCCAACTACTACGCCATCGCGTATCATGCTACTGTTCCATTCTAACTCGTCTTCAATTTTCATAGTAAAACCTCCGCGCACGACGCTTTGATGATGTTAACCACATCACGCCTTACTTGAAAGTGTTTCGCTATTTTACTCCAATCGCCGACGCTCATAGCGATTGCGCAAACATCGGTTGGTTGAAGGTCTAATTCCTTCGCTAAATATGACATATGGTTACGGTTCTTAGGATTGAGATTTGTCCGAGACACCGATTTCATGATGCTTGCATCCGCCCAATTATCATGCATTTGAACGCGTTCCATGACGGTAGCGATAGCGCCCATTGGGTCGTCCTCGGAATACTTGAATTGATTAGGGTCAAATTGAGGAGTGAACGCAGGGAATGGAGAGAAACCTCCACCTGCTTCACCCGTTGCGCGCGCAGACACAGTTCCACCTTCTTCTGCGTAAGGGTCATCAAACGAAGGTCTTTGAGTTGTAGGTTGGTCTAACGGTTTGCCACCACCTTCACCACCACCACCACCGTCGGGGTGTGGTAGTTGTGAATTGGCCGCACCTGCTCCCTCATCCATATTGATATGTGGAGGAACAGTGTCGTAATAGTGAGAAGTGTCGGAGTCAATGTTGTTATGCATCTCATGTCCACCCGGCGCAAGTCCTAAATCATCAAAATCCAACACCTGCCCGTCTCTATTTTCAACCGCGAACTTTTTCCATCCTTGAACAAGACTTGCAGGTGCAGGTGCAGAACCAAGAGCAGACGAAACATCCATTTTCAATTCTTGCGCGGTCTTTAACATAGCCATAAGCCGGATAGCACCATCCGTTCTTCCTCTATCCATCCCTTCAATTCTCTTAGCGAATTGACTTTTATGGTCATGGTATAGTTTAGCGGTGTCGGGGTTGTCAAGTTCCATATGGCCGCTTATGGCAGTAAGAAGATTATTGAATTGAGTAGGCGAACCTGCTTTACCCCTCCCCATCATCATTTGAGCAATAGGAACGCGCGCCATCTGTTGAGCCAACCTTTCATTAACACCCTCAGCCATTAAATCAGCAATGACATTCTTAGGTGGCGCGCCTGCTCCGGTATGAGGTATGAAGAAACGAGGATAAGTGTCTGCAATCGTAGCGACAATATCAGCAGGACCTATTTTTCCGTAAAAAGCCTTTTCGCGGCGCTTGTTAGAGTGAAATTCGGGGTATTTTTGGTTGTTAGGGTGAGTTGGGTCTTGCTCGTTTGAGTTATAACGACGAAGAAGCCCTTTCATCTCTCCGTCTTCATCGGGTGCGCGAACAATATGCTGAGGTTCAAACACATTTGATTTAGAACCTAACTCACTCTCAAAACCTAACTCCGCAATGTCTTCTTGAAACTCCTTATGGTCGTGAAATGACGCGGCTTCTAAAGAACGACCCGCCGTTGGGTGAGCCGCGTTGTTAGCGTGAAGATTTATTTGCTCACCCTTGTGATTTCTTACTTTTCTTCGCGAAGTTGGCACTCTTCGTGCTTCATGGTCGCCATAATTGTTATTCATGTAGTCGGGGTGCAACTCTTCGTTTTCATCAAACGGTATTGCCATAATGTTTCTATCATCACCATGTTTTCTTTTGATATTATTGAACTTCATAGCAGACGCATTGAATCTTTTCTTTGAAAAACTCAACGCTTTATCTTCGGGATAGCCTTGTTTAACAAGTTCATCGGCGAAAAACATAGCCGCGGCCATTTTAGGCCAATGGCGCATATGATTGGGGATTTCTGCGTGAGGTTCGTTTGTTTTATGGTCTATGTGAAAGTGAGACATCTCTTTATGTGGTGAATCGGGACCCGGAAACGACATACGAACCATAGTTCCGTCTTTCAATTGCTTGAAAACACCCTTACCCTTGAGAATAATGTCACTGTTGAGCATCACAGTCCACCCCTGCGCGCATAGAGTCCATAAGCATGTGCGCCCCACATCGTAGGGTCGTCATCGGGGTCTGTTTCAGTAGCACCTGTTGGTGCAGAAGTCAAACGAGGCCCCGCATTTGGTGAAGGCCCATCCGTTGCTTCCATCTTTCTTGTCATCCCACGAAGCAACTTTTCAAGTTTAGCAAGGATTCTTCGGTATTCAAGTCTGTTAGCATTAGTCATGCGCGACTTTGAAGACTTCTTAAGATACTCAAGCGATGCAAGAATAGCCGATGAGTCAAACATTGAAGCCCCACCGGAGGCTAAGTCGTGGTCCTTTGTGTGACCTGCACCCATTGGAGTGTCCGGTTTGCGAGGAACATGTGGGGTTTTAGGCCCAACCATGTTATCTATGTGTTTCGGAGAGCCGCGTATCGCATGTGGCACTCTTGATTGTGTAGTAGTGGTAGGAATAGAAGGTGTGACGGGTTGAGTAGGCATAACTTGACGCTGTTCGTTCTTTAACGCCTCGGCTTCTTTCTGTCTTGGGTCGTCATAAGAGGTTTTTGGACGACTGCGACCCGAAGATTGCGTCAAATAGTTGGAATATGCCGCACTTCCGCGACTATATGCAGGTGAGAGTTGAACAGCGCGCGCTCCCGCCATATTAGAGGTTACATTTCCGGGGGTTCGCCCTTCTCCCGACTTTAGCCGATTTCCTGCCTTTTTTTTGCGTTTATTCTTCTCAGTTTCAAGAGTTTTAGTTCCTCTTTTCTTACGACCCTTTGCCGCGCGTTGTCTTGCGCGAACTGTGTCAATAGTAGTTGTTTTTTGAGGCTTGTCTGTGTCGTGTTTTGGCTCGTGCGGCTTGTCTTTTTTTTTAATGGAGTCAAAAGCCACATCCATTGGTTCGCCTGTCATTACACCCATACCTTGACCGTTAGCACGAGGGTTTGCACCATCAATTGCGTCCGCTTGACCCATTTGACCGACTTGACCGGCCTCTTCTTGAGGTCGCTCTTCGTCTTCTGTGTTCTGCTGAGGTATTTTGATTTTGAGATGTTGAATACCTTGTAATAAACGAGCGCGACCCTCTTGCTCTTGTTGCTTTTTAGCGTCATGCTTGGCTCGCTCATCCGAATCCTCACGACCTACGGAAGAATCCTCTTGAATCTCCTCCGGGCTTTCGCGAGGATTGAACCTAAGTCCCGATGTGCTACCGCGTTCGCCTCCCATTAGCACACACCACCACTTAATGATTCAAAAGACCTTTGTAAAATACTTGGTATGTTATAATAGAATAAACATACCTCCTCGTTGTCCTTGAATGCTGACGCGTATGCGCTAAAGATGACATGAACAGCCGTTAATTGGTGCGCAAGGATGCATTTTGCATGCACAAACTCCTCACCGTCGTCAACAGTCATGATTTTGAATTGAGTTTCAACATCGCGAAGGATTCCTCTATGAGTATGGTATTCTGCATAGATGTGAGGAGCCATATTACTCACAGCATGATGCCAACGGTCTATGACAAGGTGTGTTAATTTGAAAAAGCGAAAGTATTCTTCGGGTTCAAGCCCGCGACTCAACAATAATAAGCCATTATCGGGCATATCATCACACTGAATGAATGGAACATAGACTGCTTTCTCATTCATCGCCTTCACCCATCAATTTTGTCCTTAACTTCCTCCAAACATCGGGTGATTCTTTTGCTAACTCAACCTTGAGTATGTTAATTGTTTGAGCGTTGATATTTTCAGTAATGTTACCAGCGGCGCGGTCTTGAATCTTCATCATCATAGTGACAGTATCACGAACTTCTTTGTGAAGAGCGACGATATTTCGCACATATTGAGGGTCATTCCGGTCCGCGTCGTCAAGAAAGAACGATAATTCACCATTGAGGCGCGATAAGTTCCCGCGTATAGATTGCATCTCGTTACCTGCTGTTATAGCGATAATATCAGCCGCGCCTTTCTGCACTACGGGTTTGAGATGGTATTTGAGATGGTGGTAAACATTAGATTCTGCCATGTCCACATCGGCGGCAATGTCTTCTGTGGTCATAGAAGCGTTGTAATATGCTAATTCAAGAGATTCTCGCTTCAAAGATGTGCAAAGTAGGCATTCGCTGTTAGAACCCATGTGATATTCCCCCATATGATTACGAAAGTGCCTATCAGCAGTCCCTTCGCGCCAATCTTTGTCTTTATCTAATTGTTTTGCGATAACGATGCCGTCAGTCATCAATTGTTCTAATCCATCGCGTTCGTCATCTTGACATAAAGGGCAAGATGCGCGGGTAACTCTCTCCGACACAAACCAACGCATGACGAAACACTTGAAAACGATTGCGTATGTGGGAAGTTTATGCGACCTCTTAAGAAAACACCGAGAGTTGTGGGTATTCCTATCAATAAAACAGCCGCAATCAGTCTTGGGAGAGGCGTTAAGGACTCTTTACTCAAAAATAAAGTGAATAGTGAAGAAAGAAATAGAAGATTGAAGATTTGTCACTCTTGTGAACACTTTAGCGCACCAAGATGCACTCTATGCGGGTGTTTTATGAATTTTAAGACCACTTTGGCATCAAGTCAATGCCCTGTTGGTAAATGGTCACTCGCCATGAGTGAACTTGCGATAGACCACTCCGGTGAAAGTGAAACAAAGGAATAGCGCGGCGAGTAAGTAAGTCAAACTGCTTTGGTCCATATTCTGTCCGCTAAACACTATGATGACAAAGCATCCAAGTGTTAGGCTGATAAGTTGAACCATAATCATATCAACGATAACAGACTTGCGTATATTACTAAAATCACTAATAGCGTTGTATAAACTACCCGACCAATCTCCACTTTGCATATTATCGTCCTCCTGTTGCCATGCCGCGCACTAACGAACCAAGTCCGCCGCCCACGCTTTGAATCATACCGGGGTCAGCCATAGCCGTGTCCAGCATACCTTGCATACTGCCTTGATTAGCCATAGCGACCATTTGTTGAATCTGCATGGTCTGTTGTTGGACTACATTTGATGCTGAGTTTTGTAACTGACTCATATTCATAGTGATGCTGTCAGCAGTAGGCATCCCTTGAACTGCACTGAAATCAAACTTCATAGCGTCTCCATCTTCTTTGATAGTGCAATTAGCAAGCATTTGGTTAACTGATACCGCTACAATACTGCTTATCAGTGAAATAATGGTTTGTAGGTTGTTATCTGTTGAAATCCAGCGGTCTATTGATGGATTGGTTGAGATAAGCGTTGAAATAATCTCCATCTCGGATGGAGGAGGTTGATATTGCTGTTGTTGACCCCACGGATTCTGTTGCTGTTGATATTGCTGTTGCATACCTTGTTGTATCGGCACTTGTTGTTGATTATTACCCAACCCAAGATTCATTGCGCTCCCTTGAGCCTGCGGTTGATTGTTGTTAAACGGCCACACCATGTTACCACCTCACATGCTCCCATCATTTGATTGTGTCGGAAGAGGTGCAGGTTGCGTCCCGTTTTGCATTTGCTGTTGCATTTGGTTCATAGCGAGCGCCTCATAGAGCAGTCTGTTGTTTTGCCCACCTTGAAATTGCTTCATATCAAAAATAATCATTGTTATCTCGTTAGAACCCGTAGCGGCGTTGTTGATGTGGACGATTGGTATGTTGTCACGCTCTAACATAGCGAAGAATGGTTTATACTGCGATAGTTGAGGAGGTGTGTTATCTTTCTTTTTGATTGTGCTGATAGGAACAGCAACTATGGACACACCCTTCTTCAATTTTGCTTTAAGAGTGCCACCCTTAGACTCTTGTTCAGCCTCTTCTTCGCGCTCCCACTTAGTAAGCATATGATAGAGATGCATATGTTCGGGGCAGTAAGTGCCGCGCATATTGCGACCACTCGTAACATTCTCTTTCGCGATGAAGCCTTGAGGTTCATTAGTCACAGGGTTATGCCAATACAACTGCCAAAGAGATTTACCCACTTCTTCATCCGCTATTTGCTCATAAATGTTACCTGCCAACCGAATAAGATTCTCAACATCACAACCATCAATACAACATCGCATTGTGTTAGTGTTGTAGCGATATTTTCCACCAAACCACCATCTGCGAGGTGACGCAAGGTGTCTTTTGGTTGGTTTCAATAATCTATACGCCTGCTTAATATCTTTTCTGCGCGCCTTGATAGGGTTCGCGTGTCGCGATGGATAAAAATTGACTTGAGGCACTTCAACAACGCCCGATTGCTGTTGCATTGCGGCTTGAGCCATCGCTTGTTGTTGTATTTGCGCTAAAGGCATGTTTGTTTGTGCGGCGAGCCGCAATAGGTCCGATTGTGTTTGATTTCCGAGCATTTTATCACCAATTTAACATTTCAAGAAGTGTTTTTTCAACATTCCAACCTATATTTGTAGCCATCATAGATACGCGGCAAGGTAATCCCGCTTTTTGTAACCGACGCATAGCCGGTCTATGAACATCAAAGACTTTATGTTCGCGAAGTCTGTTAGATTGCCAAAGCATGTTTGCCTTATCATCCCACCACTCATCCGCTTTGTTGGCTATAATCCATATTTGCTTAGGCGCGTATCGCTTACCCTTCAATCTCGTCTTTAGGCTACGGTATTTCCATCTGCGCTCAATGAGAGCATCAACAAGAAATTCCAACCCACCGACCACATCAATAACTTGAGAGCCGGTCCCTTGTAATGCGCGAGTATCAGTCATAAAGATAACTATTTCCACCTGTCGTTCAACCATATCGTCAATCCAAAGATTCCAAAAACGCTGTTGACCGCCAATATCTGCCGAATGAACAACTCTCTTCTCTCCTTGCCACCGAATACGCTTTCTTGTAGCGTTTGGTAGCACATGACCCCCTTGTATCAAGCGTTTAGGATGCATAGTTCTTTCTTCAACGGCCTCCATTTCACCCGGAGTGCGCATAAATAAATCAAGTGTGGTCTTCCCAACTAATGTCGGTCCATATACTCCGATTCTTCGCGGTTTGAGGTAGCGGTATGCTTCGCGCCCATATACAATAGCACCCATGAGCGCGCTACCTGCTAATGTTGCAACCATATCAACTGACCCAACCTACAATTTTGTCTTTAGCCCACTCAACTGTGTTCTCCCAAACACTAAAGTCAGTCCCATATTCAAACCATGAGACAGCCAATCCTGTTACGAAAGCAAGCACGACTGCAAATACTAAACCCTTACCACGCTCGTAGTAATTATCAAGTGTGTTTTGAGTGTGTAACGCGCGCAATGTTGCTTCGGTTGCATCATCGGCGGGTGTTTTAAACAACCAACCCATGAACCTTCACTCCTTTTTCTTAGCGAATGTTCCGTCTGTCTTTCTTGTCTTACTTGCTCCGAGAGGCATTGGTTTGTTGTCAGCCGCGGCGTGTGCAGGTATTGTCGCCGCTTCTTCTGCCGCTTCCTTCATCTCTTGTTGCAATGCTAAGTATTGAACCACTTCGGGGTCTGTTTCAAGTTGAGTAAGTTGGTGAGAGAAGACCATTTCTTGCTTTTTCATTTCAATTTCCATTTGCTTCTGTGCGAAACTCATCTGTTGCTTTTGCATTTGTCGCGACATATTTTTCTGCATGTTAGCGATGCTTGCTTTTTGGTCCATTGAGTCTTGCGCAAGCATTTTCCAAAGGAAATACGCCATACCTTGCAAAGTAAATGCTCCCATTGTGTATGTAATCGCGTTGG